CGCTGGTCCGTCTTTGTTCGCTGGATGGGCTGTTGAGGGTGATGAGTATTCGTGCGCTGAGAATGGCTGCCCGTGCGGTTGGACCTATGCGTATCTGCCAGGTGAACCCAAAGGCATGCGCCACCCTGCCCCATTAGGTCAGATCACGGCTGTTGCAGAAGACCAGGTCCGAAACATCTTTGGGCCGCTGCAAATCATGATCAAGCTTGGACCTTTGAAGCATTTGATGAAGGTGCGCGAGGGATTCATCCGTGTCCTTGGCGCATCGGACGATGAAGAGTTTGATCGCATTGACGTGGTCACCTCATCGGCTAAAACTCGTCTGGGTAACCCGATCTCGTTTGCGATCCAAGATGAGATTGGCACGTGGTCTTCTGACTCGTTGATTGAGGTCGCAGACCACCAAAACCGCGGCCTTGCAGGCATGCAGGGCCGTTCGATAGCAACAACGAACGCATTCGATCCTGCCGAGAACTCCTACGCACAGATCATGTACGAGGAAATGGCTGAAGACGTGTTTATCTTCTTCCGTCAGCCACCTTCTGATCTTGATTTCAAGGTCAAGAAGGATCGTATGAAGATCCTCGAATACGTGTATGAGGGGTCATGGTGGGTCAATCTCGCATCAATCAATGCCGAGGCCGAATCGATTCTCAAGCGTGATCCTGCGCAGGCTGAACGGTTCTTTGGTAACCGTCTCGTGCAGGGGTCTGGCGCATATATTCAGCCTGAAGTGTGGGAAGCGAACCAGGCGGAAACAGGCTCGAAAGAGACCCGTATTTGTCTGGGATTCGACGGGTCGACCTCTGGGGACTGGACCGCGATCCGCGCTGAAACAGCCGACGGCTACCGGTTCACGCCCACGTATGGGCCAGATGATCGCAAGACGATCTGGAACCCGCAAGAGTGGGGCGGGCGCATCCCGCGCGGTGAAGTCGAAGCAGCCGTTGAGGAACTGTTCCGCAAATACAAGGTTGCCCGGTTCTACTGCGATACCCGCGAATGGGTGACCGAGGTCGATCAGTGGGCGTTGACGTACGGCGAGAAGGTTGTCGTCGCGTTTCCTACCTACTCGATTTCGCGTATGCACCTCGAATTGGACCGCTACATCAACGACATTCAAGGCTCAGACACCAGGCATGACGGATGCCCGATCACGCAAGTACACGCGCTCAACGCGATCAAAATTGCGAAGCCCGGTGACCGCTACATCCTGGCCAAAGCCTCTGAGCATCAAAAAATCGACGTGCTGATGACCGATATCCTCGCGCACGCCGCAGCGGCAGATGCTCGCCGCGATGGCGCGTTCGTGCAGCGTCCCAGTTACGTCTACTACGTCTAAGCCTCTTGGAGGGCGCATGGAAGCATCACAAGCCCTGATGGTGGCACAAGACCTGTACGACAAACTCATAAAGCGTCGCCCGTTCGTGGAAAAGACGGACAAGTATTGCGAGGGCGACCAGCCCCTCGCGTTCGCCTCGCGTGAATGGTCAGAGTTCCACAAAGACCGGTACGCGGGATTCTCGGATAACTGGTGCGCACCAGTCGTGGATGCGTCCACCGAGCGTATCGAACTGGTGGGCGTGACTGGCGAGGATCGCGGCCTAAAGGATCTGTGGACGCGCTGGCAACTCCAAGACGGCGAGGAACTATTCGCCCAGGGAATGCACGCGACCGCCACGAACTCGACCTCATACGTCATCGTGTGGGGTGATCGTGACGATAACCCGCTGGTGACGTGGGAGCACGCCTCTGAAGTGCTCACCGACTACGATCCAGCGACCCGCCTGTTGCGGTACGCGATCAAATCCTACGTGGATGGCGAACGCGAGTTCTTGACACTGTTCACACCAGATGTTGTGTGGAAGTGGCAGCGTGACACGTTCAGTGTCGGCGGGCAGGAACAGACCAAGAACGGCGTGCTCGTCGCGCGTTCAGGTGTTGGCACCCACTCAAGCTGGAATCCAGCACCCGGCGATGACACGTGGCCGCTACCCAACCCGATAGGTGTAATTCCGGTTGTGGAGTTCCCCAACGATTCACGCCTGACAGGCGGGGCGATCTCCGACATCAGCGGCGCAATGGCCATGCAGGACGCAATCAACCTGCTGTGGGCCTACCTGTTCGGTGCCGCAGACCACGCCTCACTGCCCGCTCGTGTCGTGATGGGCCAAGAACCACCGAAGTTGCCGATCCTGAACTCAGAAGGACAAACCATTGGTGAACAGCCTATTGAACTCAAAGACCTGCAACACGGTCGCCTCTTGTGGCTGACCGGGCAAGTAGGACAAGACACAAAGATCGGGCAATGGGATGCCGCACGGCTCGACGTGTTCACCGAGGTAATCGAAATCGCGGTGGGCCACATCGCCGCTCAGACACGAACACCTCCGCACTACCTGAACACCAAGGCCGGTTTGTCGAACCTGTCTGGTGATGCTCTCGTAGCAGCGGAGACAGGCCTGGTGAAAAAGGTCCAGCGTCGTATCCGCGGGGCACGCAAGGCCGTACGCCGCGTGTTCCAACTGATGGCTCTGGTCACAGGCAAGAAGGGTCTTTCCGACCTGATTGTTGCGGGCATGTTCGAGTTCGCTAACCCGGCGATGCGTTCTGAAGCCCAACTCGCTGACGCGCTACTGAAAAAGGCTCAGATCGGCTACCCGTTTGAGTACCTGATGGAACTCGACGGTATAGACCCCGATGATCGTGAACGCATCCTAGCGATGCGGGACCGGGAGTTGATAGGTGATTACGAACGGGACGGCATGAATGTACACCCAGACGATACCGGCACCAACGCACCGATACGCGAGCCTGCTTCAACGTGAACAGGGCAGGCTTGAACGCTCGCTACAGCAGGTCTTCCCTCGCATCGATACCTCGTTCGCTCCTGTAGCGGGCCTGCTGGCGGCACGTATCGCAACCTCCCAGCAGCGCATCGCGACCGCTGGAATGAACTACACCGAGGAACTACTGGGCGAGTTCATCGAGGATGCAGGAACGGTCACAACCCGCCCTTTGGTGGGCGTGACCGGCGCTGGAATCGACGTGGAGGAAGTCTTTGCCGGTGCACGCATCATGTCCACGCAGGATTCTTTGCGTGCAGGGCTGGTGTGGGCACTGCAACTCGCGCACACCGCCCTGGCAGACACGGGCCGACAATCGGTTGTCCTGGGCATGGGCACACGCAACTGTGGCGGATACATGCGCGCGCTCGTCGGTAACACCTGCTCACGCTGCGCGATCCTAGCGGGACGGCTGTATTGGACTGAAGAACCCTTCAAACGTCACCCACAATGCGACTGCCAGCACATCCCATACAAGAGCGAACCAGACGAGAAGTATCTCGTAGACGCTGAGGACTATTTCAACAGCCTCAGCGAGGCTCAGCAAGACAACACGTTCACCAAGGCGGGCGCTGAAGCGATCCGCAACGGCGCGAACATCAACCAGGTTGTCAACGCTCGGCGCGGAATGTGGAGCGTCGCGGACATGAACGGGCGTCGCCGGATGGCACGCCGTGAAGTGTTCGGACAGCAACTCTACGTCACCAGTGAAGGCATGACCCGGCGCGGTATCGCCTACTCACGCCTGCGCGACCGACGAGCCGGAGACGTGAAACTCCCCGGCTCACGCTACGTCCAATCACGAGCGCCACGCATGATGCCCGAAAGCATTATGGAAGTCGCTGGCACAAACAAAACCCTGTATCTGAACCTACTCAAACGTCACGGATACATCCTCTAGCCTCACCTATCCGGGTGGGGCTTTCGTATTTCTACCGCAATGGAGAAACCATGTTTAAGTCCCTGTACCAGCGCAAGAACCTGCGATTCGTGGAAGCCCCGACTGGTGGTGATCCGGCTGGTGGCGGCTCCCCAAAGCCGACTCCCCCAGAGCCAGACCCCGAAGGCGAACCCGGCGACGACGAGACGCCTATCGAGGGTGAAGAGCAGCTACGCGACGCGGGTAAGAAGGCACTGGACTCTATGAAGTCCAAGTGGAAGGACGAAGTAGCAGCCCGCAAGAAGGCTGAGGCTGAACTGTCCGCCCTCAAGGCCGCAGCCGATGGCCGCGAAGCCGAACACAAGGCCGAACTTGAAGCGCAACGCATCAAGGACGAAGCCCTCAGCGCGGCAAACAAGCGCATCTTGACAGCCGAGCTACGGGCAGCCGCCAAGGGTGCTCTAACCAACGCTGAGGACGCGCTGGTGTTCATTGACCTTGACGAGTTCGAGGTCGGTGATGACGGGTCTGTTGATACAGACGCAATCGATTCAGCAGTTAAGAAGCTGCTGGAAGAACGGCCCTACCTCGCCGCGCAAGGTGAGCGGAGGTTTACGGGCGACGTGGGACAAGGCGTGCGCAATGCAGGCAAAGACCCCACACAACTCACGCGTGCAGACCTTGCACGCATGACCCACACCCAGATTGAGGAAGCCCGCAAGGCTGGGCGACTCAAAGACCTGCTGGGTAAGTAAACCACCGATAAGGAGGCCACCTGATGGCTATCGACCATTTCATTCCGGAGATCTGGAATGCCAACATCCTGGAAAACTTCCGCCAGACCGCGATTTTCGCCGGACTCGCTAACCGCGAGTACGAGGGAGACGCAACCAAGGGAAACACCGTCCACATCACGGGCGTTGTCGATGTGGAGGTCAAGGACTACAAGGCCGCGAACCGCACCACGACCGCAGATGACATCACCGACACTGGCATCGATCTTCTGATCGACCAGGAGAAGAACTTCGACTTCTACGTCGATGACATCGACCGCGCACAGGCAGCCGGATCTCTGGACGCCTACGGACGCTCGGCGGCAAACGGTCTGGTCACTGACGCTGACCAGTTCCTTGCCGCACTGCTGATCGCAGGAGGCATTGCGGTCACTCCCGGCGCGCCAGCCACCGACGCTGCCAGCGCGTGGAACGTGTTCCGTGACCTGCGCAAGGTACTGAACAAGAACCTCGTTCCCCAAGGCTCTCGCGTGGCGTGCATCAACGCCGAGTTCGCGGCTCTGCTCGAAGAGCACGACTCGAAGCTGATGAAGGTCAACGAGTCTGGCACCACGTCTGGACTGCGTGACGCAGCCATTGGCCGCATCCTGGGTATCGACGTGTACACCTCGGAGAACCTGCCCGAGACCGACAAGCCACAGATCGTGGCTTGGCACCGTCCAACCTTGGCGTATGTCTCCCAGATCCAGGAGACCGAGGCCCTGCGCGCTCAAAACAAGTTCGCTGACCGTCTGCGCGGTTTGCACGTGTACGGAGCCAAGATCGTGCGCCCGACCTCGGCGGTGCACTGGACTGCGGCATGAGTGTACGCGTGGTTGGAATATCCGGCACACCGATGGACCTGCCGGACGCGGTAGCCTCCGGGCTTCTCGCGTCCGGCGTGGTCACACGCATCGATGAACAGCAGCCAGAGGCAAGCGAACCTGAAAAGCCCAAGCGTGGACGCCCACGCAAAACCGACGCATAAGGATGGTGGTGGAGATGGAACCCCTGGCAACCATTGAAGACCTGGACGCACTAGGCATCTCCACCACCAACACCACTCTCGTGGAATCACTACTCGAGTCGGTCTCCTCAGATATCCGTAACGCGGCAGGATGCCCCATCAGCCCAGTCACCGAAACCATTCACGTGACTGCGAACCGCGAACAATATCTACCCCTACCCGTCAAACCGGTCACCGCTATCCACAGTGTGGAGATCGACGGCGTACCGGTCACCGGGTGGCGGCTGGTTGATGGACGGTTGTGGCGTCCACAAGGATGGTCCGGCTATGCGCCAGCCATCGTGGATGTGAACCTGACGTTCGGGCAGCAAGTACCCAAAGACATCGTGCGTCTGACCTGCATGATGGTTTCTGCAGGAGTGGAGGCCGCGAAAGAAGGATTCAACTCCACACGCGGACTAACCTACGAATCGATCGATGACTCCCGCGTTGGCTACGCCACCGGCGATAACGAGATCGTAGACCCGGCAGGCCTTCCTGAAACCACCCGCACGATGCTGCGCAACCGATTCTCCGGTGGCGTCGCAGTCACGGGAGGCTACTGATGCGATTCCCACGTAGGGCGCTGGCACGCGGGCGCGCCAACGCTGAAGAGCTCATGAGTGATCACATCCTCATCGAGCGGATCACCGGGTATGGGCCTATCGATCCAGTCACGACCACCCGTCCACCGATCTACACGACCATCCATGACGGCATCGGGAAGATCCAAGCCTACGAAGGCCAATACGAGCAATCCAAGCAGGCCGGTGGCGGCGATTACGTGGAATCACGATCCTGGCTCCACACACCAGTTGATGCCGGGCCTTTCCAGCAGGGCGACCGGGTGACCATCATCGCGGCCCCGCACGATCCTTCACGCATCGGTGAGCAATTCCTTCTCGAAGCTGCCACCGGTAAATCCATCGCGACAGCCCAACGCCTGCCCATCACCATCGTGGAGGCGATTGTATGAGCGATGACCTGACACGCCTGATCGCGGACCT